AATCTTATGACCTCCTTTGACCACAAGGGCAAGAACATCGAATTTGTGTTCAACAAAGTCATGGACTGTATTCGTAGCTTATACGAGAAGGTTACAGGCAGACGCTTAAAGCTCTTCCAGGACTTGAGCACCGAAATCTCCGATTTTGCGGATGAAGCTTACGAGCTGATTGACGCAGCGGCGAGAAACGAGATGAAGATCTCTATTGAGAATCATCAAAAATGCTTCAAGTTGAAGATGAAAGGAACGTACATGCTACGCAAAAACAAAACTGAAACTGGAGCTAATACGCACATCATGACAATCTTGAAAGAGCTTGACAAGATCTTGGCAACCCTCAATAAGACCCACTTGGGCACGAAACTGAGGGCTCAGCCGCTAATGGTCATGCTCTATGGAGAGTCAGGTGTGGGCAAAACAGCCATGCTGTGGCCGTTCATCTTGGAACTTCTTTGTCAGGTTCTTCCTGAAGAAGAAGTCGAGAGACTCAAGCACGATGAAGCAAGCTATATCTATAGCAGGCAATCCGAGCACGAGTATTGGGATGGATATTTTGGCCAACTGGTCACTGTCTTCGATGACTTTGGTCAGTGCTACGATATCAAAGGAAAACCCGACAACGAGTTCATGGATATCATCCGCTGCTCAGGCAATTACGGAAATACACTGCACATGGCCCACCTCGACGAAAAGGGAAACACCAATTTTGCCTCTCAACTGGTTGTTGCTACAACGAACCATAACGTTTTGACGTCAGAGTCTTGCTACTCTGATGAAGCGATAAACCGAAGGTTCGATTACAATATTCAAGTGACTTGTAAACGCGAATATTGCACAGATGCAACCAAGGACGGTGAGATTGGTGAACGTCGATTGGATACCAAGAAGATCCGAGATGTGTTCTTCGAACCGGACATTTACGAATTTCGCATTCGCAAAATGACATCCAACCGACCGATCATCTACTCCCCACAAGGAGAGGTTCTCGACTACTCCCAGCTAATGGATTTCATGGTTGGCAAGTTTTCGGAACAGCGAGCAAAAGGCGACAACTACCTCCGCGACTTAAAGAAGTTTAAGGAGGAGCAAATCGCACGACGCTTCAAGACCAATGTGACTCAAAGTCACTTTGATGTTGAAACATTCTTGCCACCTGTTGCGCGAATCGAGCCTGACATGGCGAGCGTCCAGAGCTTGAAAGCACTGTGCGCTGAGCACAAAGTGCAAGTCGGCAGTTTGGAAAAGCTGGCGACCTTCTTGGAGGAGGTCAAACCTGAACCAAAGTGGAAAAAGCTTTTGGGTGGACACTACGAACATTTCTGTAGATTTTGCTACGATATGCTCAATCTTGATCCCAATGGCTTGACTTGGTCATTCGTCAAAGACCTTATGAAAACGGAACAATATGTAACTGCCACAATGCGTGGTTGGTATACCAAAGTTGTTGACGTGGTCGTTGACGGTGCACGCGCAGCCTACGAAGGCATCAAGGCGTTTGGAGCGTACTTGAAGGAGAAATACATCGAAGCATTCAAGAAGAATGGAGTCCTTACGGGGACTGTGACTGGAGTCGTCTTCGCTGTCTTGATTGGCGCCGTGACAAGCATGTTTTCATTGAACAGAATTGTTCATCCCAAAACAGCTAGCACGGAATCTGCCGAAATCAAGACGGTGAGGGTTGGCGCTGGTAATCCCTATCGGACGAACAAAAAGATGCAATCTCTCAAAGTTGCTCCTAAGAAGAGCAAGAAACAGGAGGTCGTACCCTTGGAAGGTATGGTCGATACACAGTCACATGATATGGCTTACCGAATCATCAAGAACAACATGTATCGATTCTCTCAATATCCTTTTGAGGAAAAAGACATCCC